GATGAAATGAAAAGAAAAATCTCTGAATTTTGGAAAAATTATTATTCTAAGCATGATAGTTATCAAAAAGGGAAGACTTATGAAGAAATATTTGGTGAAGAAAAAGCAAAAAAGTTAAAAGAAAAAATGTCTGAACGATATAAGCAAAAAGTTGGCGAAAAAAATGGTTTTTATGGAAAACACCATACTAATGAGGCAAAAGAAAAAATGAGAAATGCTAGATTAGGTAAAAAACCAACAAATACAAAAAAAGTGTTTTATGATAATAACATATATGAATCTGCAAATGATTGCGCAAAAAAATTAGGAATACCAATGGGTACTGTTGCATATAGATGTAGAAAAGAAATATATGGATTTAAATATGTTGGATAATGGCTGTATCAAGATATATTAAACAAAGACAAGAGGAATATAGAAAACTGTATGGAAAAGTCGAACTTGAGGTAATGCAGATAACAAAGGACACCTTCGGAGGTGAAGTTGAGAAATCAACTGAATATGAGGATAAAGTAATGCACGTTGATTTCTGGTGGGATTCACCAAAGAAAGGTAGAATTGGAATTGATGTTAAAGGTATTAGGCAGAATGAGAATAAAGAGTATGATGACACATTCCAATGGTTAGAGTTTAAGAATAATCCTGGTCTTCCTGGTTGGTTATATGGTCAAGAAGAGTATCTTGCATTTAAGACTTTCACACAAATTGTTTACATCAAAAGGGATGTTTTGAGAAAATATGCAGAAGAAAAATTGGGTGATAAAAAACCTGTAAGCAGTAGGCCTAGAGATTATTTCATTCCATACACTAGAAGTTATTGGGGTCACAAAGACCTAACAATGAAAGTTCCGATGTCTGATATTATACAATTGGCAAGCGAAAAAGACAAAGATGGTAATTCAAATGGTTTTTTTGCAATATTCTAGAATTAAAGGTACTGTGCGAACAGTACCTTTTTTTTATTGGATGATATTTATAGAGAAATACGTATTTAATATGAAAAAAGTAATAAGATTAACAGAATCAGATTTACATAACATCGTTAAAAAATCTGTTAAAAGTATATTAGGTGAAATGGATTGGAAAACCTATATGAATGCTTCCAAAAAAAGAAAATCTCAAGCAGATGATTTAAGGGATAAAATGGGGAATGGCTATGGTAGAAATAGTTACGATGATAAAGCGGATGAATTAGAAAAGCACGCTCATTCTGAATTCAACAAAAAACACGGTAAAGACGGCCACCCATATCAATATGTAGGTTCACCAGACTATAAAGGTAGATACACAAGAGGAAATACTTATAGTGATGATGATTTTGAAACAAAAGCTCCTACCAAACAAGGATGGTGGAGAGGTGAGAAAGCTGATGGTATAAGGCATTATAGACGAGGCGAAGGTTTCCCTTCAAGAAATGGAGGAAGAATTCACGATGACCAATATGATTATGCCTATGGTAATGAAAATGATGCTTGGAGTGGCGATTTTAATGGGCATCGTACAGACAAAATAGATAAGGATGGCAGTAGATTTGACCCAGAGTTATCTTCGAATTCTGAATATATGGCAGACTATCAAGATAAAAATTATATGGATGCATTAGATGGAATGAGAAAAGATATGGAAGATTATTACAGCGGTAAATCTAAATATGGTAATGGAAAATGGAATTAATAATTTAATTATAAAATATTTTTAATTATGGTAACTAATATATTAGATTATATGTATGAAGGTTATGGTTATGATATGGATAATCAGATGCTTTATACAGATGTAGAGAAATACAATGAATCTTTGGATAAAGACGGATATTCTGACAATGGAATGAAAACATTCTCTTCTGATGATTGGAAAATCGCTGGATATGAAGACCGTCTTCCAACTGAAAACGATAACGAATATAAAGAGGTTCAGCAATTCGTTTCTGAAAATGGTGCTAATTACACAGACATTAGACAGCAGATTTGCAAATGTGGCGGTAATGGTAAGAGCCAGTGGGCATATGACAAAGAATAAGTTTTTATGAAAAAAATTATACGTTTAACTGAAAACGAACTTAATACTTTAATTAAAGAATCAGTTAATAGGATTCTTAAAAATAATGTTATTAACCTCAGTGAATCTGCTGGGGTTAATAACACTATGTTTATTGTTTCTGACAAAATAGCAAGACAAATTGCTTTTAAAGACGTTTATGAAATTTTCAGTGACACTAGGTTAATTGAATCTTGGCATAATAAAATTTGGGGAGAGGAAAATTGATATGAGTAAAAATGTTATAATAAATCAAGATAAACTAGTTGTATTAAAAGAAGCATTGGATGAATTTATGGTTGACAAGAACTCAAAGGTTGCCGACCATGATTATGTCTGGTTTATTCTTTATCGTGGTGATTTATTGTTTTTTGATGAGAAAAATAAGAATTTGCTAGATGATTTTTTTCATAGACATCAAGATGAACTAGGCGATTTTGTCTATTCATATGAGAATACCAAATATAAGGCTGGGATGAATTTTGATGGTTTTATTGATTTCCTAGGCTCTTCTATACCATATCTTATTACTGGGTACGTTTCTCGTGGAAATGAAGTGTACATCAACAAGAACGAAAATTATGATGTGCTAAATTCAAATGAGTTGTTTCAATTTGTTAAGGACATGCCAAATAGTAAATTCTATTTTGATGGTAAAGAGTTGGATAGGAACGACATATTGCACAATAAAGGTAAAAAAATGCCTACAGTGTGGTATCATGGAACAACATTTGAATATGCATTAGATATATTGGGCAATGGGTTAAGGGCGAAACCAGAAAAAAGTTTGTATAAGATAAAACATGATAAAACCGTATTCATGTCTAGTAATTTTAGACAAGCTAAATGGTATGCTGAATATAAGAGTCGAAGAAGCTATGGTTCTTGGGCTAATAAGCCATGTGTGCTAAAAATAGATGGTAGCAAAATAGATAACAATAAAATAGTATATGATTATGATGTTTATAACGCCCATGCAATTGATAGAAATGACTCTGTTTACAATGACAGAATGGGTGAATTGGGCTTGACATATGATAGAATATCTCAAACCATTACTAAGCCCACTGACCCTAGGAAATACATGAAAGTTGGCTATAGAGGCATCATAATGCCAAACACTATAACAAGCGTCTATTTAGTATCATATAATGGTGATACAGAAATGACACCAACTGATTTTGTGAAATATATCAATGACACATATGTTGGTTTTGATGAGGATGACATGAAACTGCTTAATATGAATGAGGCAGCACCAGAAGTGGATGAATATGAAATTGGTGCTGAGAGTGATAATCCACCAGTAGGTGGCAACGGTTATCATATCAATGAATCTGCTAGTTTTGATTCTTCTGAAATTGGTGGTGTCAACTATTCTTGGGATTTTGACGAAGAAGAATATCAAGAATGGCTACAAGAGGCTGAATATGAGAACACGCAAGAATCATTAATGAAATACATTAATGATAATGTCGAGTTTGAATTAGAATATCTAGATAATGAAACTTATCATACTTGTGGTACTGACTATGTGGATTACGATACATTAGAAGATATGTTTGGCAGTAAGATGCAAAACGAGATTTTAACAACTTGCATGAATGATGGCAGTGGTTCATTTGAAACTGTTAACTTGTATTCTGACGATGAAGTGGATGTGAACAACAAAGATAGCATCAACAATATGGCTATGAAACTGTTAAGGCATGGTGACTATTTCAAGGATTGTAGAGGATTTATCTTGACAAATGGAGTTGTGGTATACACGGAATCAGAACATAACGAAATATGTAGGATACCAAACATAAACAATAAATTTGATTTTATAAGAATGGGTAATATTAGGGTATTGCCCCAGTCAATTGATATTGGTGACAGACCAACAAGTGAACAAAGAGACGTGCTAAGAAGGGTAATTGCTTGTTATGCAGATGAGGAATTATACTTGGACATATACCAAGGAAAAAGTAGTATTGGCGCAAAATATATACAGCCAGATTGGAGATATGTTATGGGTGAAATTGATAGGTTTTTTTCAGAAGGAATAAGACCCCAAGGTAATGAATATTATGAATCAAAAAACTCTAAAAGACAAATTGTAGAAAACAAATATGACGATTTGTTTAATAAGGCAAATTACGACCTACAATATTTTTTGAAACAAGGAAAAGAAAAATATGGGCTTGATGGGTGGTATATAAGCTCTTGGATGGAAAAGACACACCCAGAAATAAGTGTAGACCCAAAAGATATTAAGATATATACAGCATTAAGTGATAGGCTTCATAAAATTACTAAACTTTGGACTGACGAAAATAACAAAGAAGAAAGTGAAAAGGATTTAGAACAACCAAAAGAAATTTATGATATTATTTCTTTGGCTATCGAAGAGTTTGGCTTAACTAGCAGATTAAGCCAAGCTGGATATATTCTTCCAGATGGTAAATTGTTGAATTTTGGAAGTGATGGATATAGAGAAGCAGACCATAGACAAATAGCGGCTGTTTATAAACAGAATGGGATAAAAATATGGAATGACGAGTACCGTTATAACTACGTTGTTGATTTCATGAATCATGGAGCAATTAGATGTGATGTCAATAGCGGAATACTTGATATGACGAAAGAGCCTACAAATGAACAATTCTACACAATAAAGGATTTTGTCAGAAAGGCTGTTGACGTTGACATAGATTTTACCGATGATAAAGGAAATACCTTGCATTCAGTTTCATACTCAGATGCTAAACCTCAAGCTGTTGTTGCTGATATAAGGAGATATTATGAGGATGGAATAAAACCAATGGGGAATGTGCAATATGAAGAAAAACAGTCTATTAATAAATTGACTGAAAATTTTGATTTTGAAGTAGATAGCTCTGAAATAGATTTGTCTTCTTTTAAAAAGAAACATGAGTTAGTACCTAATATTTGGAATCCAGATGGAAAATTGAATTCTAGAATTAGGTTGAAACTATTGGATATAGCTGATGATTTCTGGGAGTATGTCAATCTAACATGGGTTAAACCAAGTGGTATTATATTAACTGGTTCTATCTGCAATTTCAATTGGTCTCAATATTCTGACATTGACCTACATTTAATTGTAGATTTCGATGAGATTGATGAGAAAATTGAGTTTGTGAAGGATTATCTTGACTCAAAGAAAAACGAGTGGAACAACGAACATAGTGGATTACAGATAATGGGATACCCAGTTGAGCTATATGTTCAGAATTTGGGAGAAATGCCAGAATCAAATGGAATATATGACCTTGAGGAAAATGATTGGATAAGAGAACCAAATCCAGATGATATTAAGTCAATTGGGCTTAACAAGTTCTCTATTAAGAAAAAGGCTGCAAAAATTATGACAATCATTGATGATATGTACGATGCCCTAGCATCTACAGATGATTCTCATAAAATAGAACAGATGGGTGACGATGCAAGCTATCTATGGAAGAAAGTGAAGGAAATGCGTAAGAGCAGCCTTGAGAAAAATGGAGAAAGTGGAAGCGGCAACATTGTTTATAAGATATTGCGTAGAACTGGCTATCTTGACCGTCTATTCAAGCTTTCAAATGTTGTTTATGATAAATTCAATTCAATTACAGAATCCAAAAGCAAAAAGAAAAAATATACTGTATATATTGACGGTAAAAAAGATGATACCTTTTCTGATATGAATTGGAAACGTAAACCAAAAGTTGGTAAAGGTTTTTATTACGGTGGGGCAGTTTTCAAAATTAAAAAAGTTACAGACGATTCAATATATGCAATAGAGGAATCTAAATTCGATAATAAAGAAGTTATAAAAGAATATTTAGAGAAAGATTACAATTTACCATTGTATAAATATTTCAAATGGGCATCTACAGCATCTTCTTGTGAAAAAGCTAAAGATTTAGCATATTCTTGTTCTTATTACATTAATGAATATATTAGGAAAATATATTACAGATATTCAGAATTTGAAAATTTGTTAAATGATGGAGAGTTTGATTATGAAGATGAATCATTGATTGAAATGTTTTTAAACATGCTTGAAGAGAATAATCTATGTGACCATTTTGTAAGTGAAATGCAAAATATTGTAGATTATTATGAACTACCTTCATGGTGTACTATGGATTTTAATAGAATTGTAAAAAATGAATGGTGTATTCATTTTGGTTCTGATTCAGAATCAATTGCAAAAGAAGGATTTACTGGAGGAACACCAGAAATCGAACATCTTGCTTATACAAATGCTGGGGTACAAAAATCAAGTGCTGGCTATGATTTTGCATTTTTAATAAACGATAGGAGCGTGGATTATAACGAATATGGTGATGAAGCAGTTATTTTTAGAACTAGCGGTGTAGAAATATACCATTATGGTGACAATCAAAATCAAGTTGTATTTTGGGGACCTAATGTAAAAAGTTTTATTCCAATTCACCAAGATAATGGCGATTGGGTTGTTTATGGGAAAAATGGCCAAGTTCTTGTAAGATGCGGTAGACCTAGCGAGATTGCTCTTTGGGCAACAGAAAATCTACCGCAATATAGGAAACAGATAATGACTGGTAAAAATGGATACACACCAAAAATGGGAAGATGGAATAATGAAACAAATAAATATGAAAGAATTCCTTACCCTATTTATAGAAACGAATCAGTTAAAAAATATATTACATTACTTAAAGAAAATTTAGTTAATGAAGAAGTTGTTGCTGATGGAAACAGTGAACATAATCCGTATAAAAAGCGTTGGGAAGCTGAAAGAAAAGCGTTGAAGGACTTTATATGTAATTTCGGTAAAGTAATGACAAGTAAGGAAAACGGAAAGACGTATAAGGTATATTATGATAAAACTCTTTCCCAGTTGATTGGATATAATTATTGTATATGCTTACAATGGGATGCAGTAACACTAAAGCCTAAGCGTGCGTTATATATAAGGGCATTGGATAAGTTTACCAACAAAATGTTCCAAGCAAATTTTGATTCTAGAGGAAGAGACAATATGGCAGGAACATATGATGATTTATCATATCAAGCGCAATAAAAGTGAGTAAGTAGTATTTTTTTGTTGATATGAAATATTTATATTAAAAATAAGTTTGAAAAAATTAATATATTAATTATGAATAATAAAATGAATACAAACGAGCAGCTATCTAGGATGAAGTCATTGATGAACTATGGCTTAAAGACTGAGAGCAAGCAAACATATAGTTCCGTTGAATACCAGAAGGTTGGTGCTGACGGAAACGTTTATGGTATTGTGCGTGAAGGTACTAAATATTACATCAAGTCTGCTCCTAACAAACAAAATCTTATTAAGGAAGACTTTAGCTATATTGGTGGCTTTAGAAACAGAAAAGAAAATGAATATGATTCATTTGCAAATGCACAGAAGCAGTTCGATTTGAAGATGATGTCATTGAAAGAGGCAAACAACAAGGCTGACTTTAATATTAGTTCTTGGAACTTGGATAAGAAGGAGAATGTTGTTGTTGAGGCTTCAGAGAAGATGCAGAAGGAAATCCTTCGTGAACGTCAGATTATGAAGAATGCAATGGCTATCAACGAGAAAAAAGCAGTTTGCTGCGATGCGCCTGGTTGCCCAAAAGATAATATTGGTAAAGGTGAGAAACCACAGACTGGTAATGCAGAAAATGCAGTTGACCATGAGAAAGCTGAACTTCCAAAGGAAATGACTGAAGGTAAGACTTGTCCTAAATGTGGTAAAAACCCATGTCAGTGCGAGTCTGTAAATGAGGAAGAGGTTCTTGGTTGGAATCGTGGCAACGATGACTATATGGACAAGTCTCATGGAACTGAGATTGGTGATAGCGCACCATTTGACGGTCCAGAGGCACGTAACATTGATGATGGTGACAAGAAAGTAACTAACACTGGTGAAATGAAGAATGGTGTGGTTGAGAATCACGGAACTTCAATGCATGACACAGATGACCAAAACAAACCAGCTGTGGGTGTTGGTGAAGGTCCTTCTGATGACAACAATAAACCATTTGATGACGAAAAAGGTAAGCAGATTGACGAGGCTATTGACGATTTCGGTGCAGAAGGTGATGACCCAATGGGTGATGACCTTGGCGGTGATGAGTTTGGTGACGAGCCTGTTGGTGATGACCTTGGTGCAGAGGATGATGACCTTGGTGGAGAACCTGTAGGTGATGACCTTGGCGATGAGCTAGGTGATGGAGGTGATGACCTTGGTGACGAGGGAAGCGAAGAAATCTATGAGGATGACCTTGAATCACGTGTTGCCGCAATGGAAGACCTTTTGAATCAGATTGCTGCAAAGCTAGGCGTAGAAGAAGGTCCAGTAGATGACGAAGCTTACGAAGACGATGACATCTTTGGTGACGAAGGTGAAGATGATTTCGGTGCTGAAGACGATGAGTTACCAATGGAAAGCAGACGCAGAAGAGGTGGAGTACAAATCTACGAGACAAGAGCTTACAGAAACGCTATGCGCAAGCAAAGAATGAATGAAGAGGGTATGACTCCATTCAAGGATGCAGGTCGTGTTCCACAAGGAAATATGAACAAGTTGGATGACTTTGGTAAGCACCCAGCATACCAGAAGAAGGTAATGGAGCTTCCTCCAAAGGATTTGAAAGAATTCCCAGGTTATTATGACATGAATGATGATTCTGTCAAGAACGATAATCCTTATGGCGAGAAGATTGGTGATGGTGCTCCATTCGAAATTGACCCACAATCAATTGATAATGCAATCGCAGAAGCATTCAATCGTCTAAAAAAAAACAGAAAGTAAACGAAGAAGTCTTTGAAGAGAGACCAACGAAGTTAGAAATACCTAACAGTGACCCTATGGGTGGCGATATGGATGGCATGGGTGATTTAGATAATGCTCCAATGCCACCAATGGGTCCTGATGACATGGGTGGAGAAGACCCTATGGGCGGTGCTCCAGATGAAATGGTAGATGAGCCACCAATGGATGACCAAATGGGGGGCGAAGACCAAAATGCAATGAATGGTGAAGATGATGAACTTATGGACATTATCAATGGTTTGTCAATCGAAGATAAAGCAGCAGTCACCAAATATGCAAAGAGCATGGCAGATGATTCTGAAGGAACTGAAGACCCAATGATGGGCGGTGAAATGCCAATGGAGTCAAAAAGAGGTATGAAAAACATTATTGATGAGGTGCTTAATGATGTTTTAGATAACAAAGAAGGTACAAAGAGACCTGAAAAGAAAATGCCTAGACAATATAGGGATATGGAAATGCCATTTAAATCTCCATTCTAACATATAAAAGGGATACCGTGAGGTATCCTTTTTTTGTTTTATACAGATATTTATATTAAAATTCATAATTATGAAAATACTAGTAAAAAAAGATAATGGTTTGGTGAATATTGGTGAGGGAAAAATTTATTCAAAAAGCCAACTAAGACTTAATGAATTGGATGCCAATATTGGTATGGCAAACGGAATTCAGCAAGCTCAGATGAAAGCAAAACAATTAATGAACCAAAATGCTGGTGTTGACAGTGCTTCAATTGAGGCTGGTAAGGCTGATGGTCAAGAAGATACACAAAGTGGAGAAGGTTTGGAGTTAAAAGTTCCTGTTAATGCAACTGGTAAACAGCTTGCTCAAGCACAGCGTATGACTAGAGACCAAAGTGCTGATGATGCACAGATTACATTTACAAAGCCACAGAGTTCTTCATCATTAGAGACAAATGAATCTAGAATCGTTGAAATGAGAAAGAATTCTATTCCATTCACTAAGAAAGAGTTACATAAGTTTTTGAGAGAAATATAATGAAAAAAATATACATCAATGAGGAATTTATGTCAAATGTGGTAAAGGGAAGACTTTTACCACAGTTCTTGTTTAAGCTAGTTAAAACGCATACAACATCTTTGGGTGATAATGAGGCGTTTCCTACTAGTGACGAATACCCATTTGACTACGCATTACTGAAAGAAAGGTACAATGAGGTGTGTGATGCCATTGATGATATAGGTCTTGAATCATTGGATGAAGACTATTTGATGAGTGAATTAAGCTCATTGGTTACGAAATGTAAGGAATTGGAAACACCAGTTAGGGATGCATTAGAAAAAGTTTGTGAGAATGCACTTAATAAGCTATTTGCAATACCAGAGGAATCAATAAATATGACATTTAAACTTGTTGACAGAATTAAGTTTAAGAGTCCTATCAGAATGAGACCAGAGTCTAGTGATAGCCTAAAATATAACTTTAAGGACATTGCTGACATCGACCTATCAAATAAGGCAATTGGTAAGAGAAGATTCATTGACGCATTGATTCAAGGCGCATCTTATATCTATGCGAATGTAGAGGGATTATATATTGATGATATTGATAGAATAAATCCTGAATTACCTAGGTTATATAGAAAGATTAGGATTATCAATGATTTCCTTCTTTTCACAAAGAAAGAGGAAATGTCTGATGACAAACCAATGCAAGGTTCTTATGTTGAGACACACCTTGGAATTGATGATACTAAAACAACGATAAAGGCGCAAGGTATTATATTCCCTTTGTTGTTCCATGAAGCTATTAAGGGGTTATTTGAACTATTCTCAGCGCATGGATTACCACAAGATAGGGAAAAGGCGCAATATATTATCAGAAAAGCCGATTTCGTGCTTGCAGAGCCTTGGGATTTAAGGCTTGGTGTTGGACTATGGCGCATGATTTTTGGAGGCGTAGAGGACACTAATATGATTCCATATATGTTCACTTCATTTGTTAAAATACCTACAGATGAATTCAACTTATCGGTAAAAGAGATATTGTCTAATACTGAGAAAGGGAACGAGATAATCAATGCGTTAATGACTGACGCTGAATATGACAACGGATACCAGCAGTTCACAAATAGAATCAATGCTAGAAACGTAGACAAGTCTCTCATTCAAGATTCATATTTCACTGGTGCAGAAACATCTGGATTTGAAATCGACTCTGAGGAAGAAGAGGGTGTAATTGAAGAAAATGAAGATGCTGACACATTGGGAGAGTATGAGGCGCAGCCACAAAAGCCAATTGAATATTACCAAAACCTAGTACAGTCTGCCACACTTGAGAATATTGATTTTATTGAAGGTAACGTTAATGGGGCTACTGAGGATTTGATTGTGACAATTAATGGTGAGATTATACCTAGGGCATTGATTTTGCTTATGGTGCAAGCTGTAAACATTAGAATTAGTGCCGAAGAGAGAACTCCTATGATTCAAGTACATATCATATTAAATAGTGGTATTCAAAGATTGGGTTTAGCACCTAAAATCTATAAAAAACTTATCTACACTTTCGGACCAATATATAGCGGAGAGGGTAGGAGAATAAATAAGGAACATATTGCAAAGGTATATGCAAAGTTGGCACAAGACCCAGATTTATATGTATATCATGATGATATGTGCTATATGGCAATGCTAAGACAAAATAACTGAATATCTTGTGGCATATTTGTTGTTTAAAATAATGAATTAATACGTATTATAAAATGAATAAAAAACTTATAA